AGACGATCATGACAGCGGTCTGGCAATACTACCCGGAGACCAAATCGGGTTTACGCTTAGTAAAACACAGCGCCATTGCCATCGACTTGGTAATCATCAACAGCAATGGGTTCTATGTATGTAACACCGTTAGCCCACTGAGAAACTTGGTTCTCAAAAGCGACCTGAAGGCCAGGCGACCAGCCAGTTTGTAAACTGACAGCTGCCCGGCAACAAGGGAGAATAGGTAGACTCCTGGTCTTCTTACCTGCTATAATCTTGGCGATTTCATAACGTCGGAACTGCTTATTAATTTTTCTCTGCTTACCTGATGAGAGTAAGGGCTGGAGATGATTAATGAGAGCTTGACACAAAACTGAGATCATTGGTGTGTGGGGATCAGTTGAGAGGTAAGAATAAGCTTTAGCCAAAGCCAGGCAACGTAAGTCACCTTGTTTGACGGTAATGTGGAACTTTGAAAAAGATCTTGGCAAGTCACAAAACTCTCTGTGACAACCTGAACAAATAGATCTCCCGCAGAAATTTGCTAATTCTGGGATCGGGGGAACTACTACCTTGAGTTTAAATCCTAGGAACTGTGCAAAGTTTAAATTTGCAACAACATCATCAACTATATCAACGTCACAGTTGATAAATCCATCGTCACCTTCGTGAAAGGATGACCATGTCTTGGGGTCTTGCTTTCGAAGACATGACCAGATGATGAAACGATTTAAGAAACCATTAGCAATAGACGTGTGTGCGTCACCAGAGGCCCTGGTGCCGTCCACTGAATATGACACCCCTAAGTCGGTAAAACCAGTCATGGTCTCCAACATCGGAAGGATCAAATCAAGTTCAGGGTGGAGACCTTCAGGGAAGGCCGCCCTAAACAACGCACGCTCGACATGCACGATCATGTCGCGGGATACGGTCATGTCAAACCGACTGAAGTCAGTTTCGACAATCGCGCCCCTCCATGACTCTGCCATTAGTGGGCCTCTCTCTTGCGGAGTAAGACCCTTGACAAGGTATGGGCACTGCTTAGCTAGTTTCTCAATCGCCGCCACGTAAGGGCCTAGGATTGAAAGGAATTTATCGCTTCTTGGACTGATGTTTCTTGGGTCCGTTGCGGTTGTTGAGGTTTCTACTTTTATAAAACTTTTTAGTAGACTGTCCTTCTTTAGAATTCCTTCTCCAGTCACTTCTGACTGGGCGAGGGTTAGCTCCTCTTGCCTGTGGTCCTTGAACCGGCTTACCCACTCCTTGAACGGTATGGGGTTGGTTGGGACCAGCC